GGCGTTGTTTGATAATATTTCAATACATAATCAGCTTGAGGTCTTGTTAATTTAAAACTTTTATTATTAATAAATTTCATTTTCCATTCTATTAACTGATTATTGGCTCCATCATATGTCAATAGAATGTTTCTCGCCTCAATTTCAGGTATCTTTGTCTCCATATTTAAATTATAGTATAATATACATAATTAGATTAAAATATTAAAGTATTTATAGGTATGGCAGAAAATAGATTACCTATAACGAGGCTAAACAAGTTTTTTTCGGAGGACGATTTTGATTTGCATATCCAGATGGGTATGGAGTATCTTCATGGAGATCTGAATATGAAACTTGTTCTCTATTCTGTTGACAGAACAACAACGGATACAGACGATGTTTATGGAGAAGTTGGAAAAGACCAAATTAAGTATAAACCACCTGTTGAGTTTCATGGTATAGTTAATATTGTTCAGGCGGAAACAAAATCATATAAAACAGGTATGTTAAGGTATCTAGAACCTGGCAATATGATTTTATCAGTATATACAAAAGAACTTGAAGACTTGAAGATAGATATAAGATTTGGCGATTATATTGGGTATCCCGATAGTGAAAGCAGAGTGAGATTTTATACTGTTGCAAATGATGGTAAGGTTAATGCTGATAATAAACATCATCATTTTGGATATAAGCCATCGTATAGAACAATACTTTGCGTTCCAACACAAGAAAATGAATTTAGAGGAATATAAAATGACACTACCAAAAAAAAATAATATTAATGTTTATAGACAGGTTGGGACAGAGCCATCATCCGAAGAGCTAGTTCCTAGAAGGCAAGAATTATTGGATAGGATAACTAAATCTGACACCTATTTACCCGATGAGATATTACACGATGATTTAGATATGGGAATGTTAGAGTTCGTTAAATCGAATCTAAAGGTGATTTCTGACGGTGTTCAAATTCCTATTATTCCAAAAATTTTAACTGTTCAAAGATGGGGCGAAATTACAAATAACTGGACATTTTCCGATGAGGACGGAAATATGAAAGTTCCATTTATTGGCGTTATAAGAAAGCCCGATGTTCAGCCCGGAACTAACCCAAATATTCAAAGGACAATTCCCGATAGAAGACAGATTTATTATGCGACTGTTAAAACATGGAATGGTAATATGGCAGGAGCGGATGTTTATAAAATGCCACAGCCAGTTGCCATTGATATAGGATTTGAGGTAATAATAGTTTGTCAAAAATTTAGAGATTTGAATAAATTTAATAAAGTTGTGTTACAAAAATTTTCATCAAGACAATCTTATACAACAGTAAAAGGACATTATATTCCGATTATTTTAGATAGAATTAGCGACAACTCTCCAATTGATTCTCTAGAAAACCGTAGATTTTATTTACAATCATATGAATTTACAATGTTAGGATTTTTAATTGATGCTGAAGAATTTGAAATTAAACCAGCAATAGCTAGAGCAATGTTGTTGTATGAATTCTTGGATACAAAAAATTATACAAAGAAATTTGCGAATAGAACCATTGAAGTTACGACCGCAACATTTACTGCTAATGGAACTCAAACTACTTTTAATGTTGGCGAAAGTATAGGATTTTTATTTTTTGTCGCAATTAATGGATTAGTTCAACAAAGAGATATTGATTATTATTGGATAACTGGAACGCCAAGAATAACTTTTGTAACTGCTCCCGTTGCTGGAAGTCTTATTACAATATTATATTATGCAGGTAAAAGTAATGTATTTCAGGATTCTCATGGAAGACTATTATTCTTAGCAACACAATATTTTATATATGATGATTCTTTAACCTTTACCGTTGATCATCAGATAGCTGATGTAATCTATGTTGAAACTAATGGGCTTGTAGAAGAAGATGGCAACGGATTTACTTGGACAGGAAATCAAGTAACATATCAATACACACCTATTGTTGGATCTAGAATTGGAATTGTGTATTTAAGATAAATTATATTTCATCATATATATCTTTGTCTCTTCTTGTTTTAAACCCCTCTTTTTTTGATTTGTCGAGCTCATCAATCCATTTCTCTATCACACGATACATCCTTAATCCTGTTTTGTCACAATAGGATTTTAGTATCTGATGATGTTTTTCGCTGATTTTAATGTTTTTAGTCATGTTGTTTATATATATAGATAAATAATAGTAAAAAAAGATAAAATACTATCTTTTAATTTTTTAATGACTAATTCTTTGATAAAAATAAAGATATTTATTAGTAATAAAAGCAATAAATAATTAACTAACTATAAGAATCAATGGCAACATCAAACAGAGTATTTGTTTCTCCAGGTGTATATACATCTGAGAAAGATCTAACATTCGTTGCACAAAGTGTTGGTGTAACAACTTTGGGCATGGTGGGTGAAACACTGAAAGGACCAGCGTTTGAACCCGTACTAATAAAGAACTTTGACGAGTTCAGAACATATTTTGGAACAACATCACCAGAAAAAGATGGTAATGATAACCCATCTTATGAACTTCCATATTTTGCTAAATCATATCTGGCGGAATCAAATCAATTATTTGTAACAAGAATACTTGGTTTAACAGGATATCTACCCGCAACAACATATGGTATTGCAACATTAGGTAGTCTTGATTTCGACTCTACCGCAACTCCAAATGAAGATGCGCCAGAAACACTAATACCGACAACAACAGGTATAACTGGCAGTACTATGTATTCTGAATTATCAGGAAAAACTGCTACAGATGGTAGTTCTGTTACTGAATTTATCGCCAGTGATACATATGCTGATGGCGAATGGTTTACTATAGGATTAGTTCCTACAGCATCAACATCAGGATTATCCGCAGCATTAGAAATTACAGGACCAATTGGCGATGTTACAAATTTTGCGTGGTATAATTATTTCTTTGACGGAACAAGTCCTAATATTAATGTATATTCATATCTTTTTGTTTATTCTGCATCCACAACAGAATTTGGAGTAACAAAATTTACATATACTGGTGTTACTGTAAATGCATATGATAATATTGTACTTGCCGCTTTGAGGTCAAGAGGATCTTATCATATATCTACACTAACATTACAAGTAACAGAACCAACTGGACTAACTATGTCAGGAGCAGTTGTTGCAACAGATCCATTAGAAGAATTTACCCTTACTGTTACTACAGATGGTGCTAGTGGTGAAACAAGATCGTTTGTGTGTTCTTTAGATAACACATCAACCAAATATATAACAAAAGTATTGGGAACTAGCGTCTTTGATAAGAGCGAAACCAATTATCCAATATATGTTTTTGAATCATATCCAAAATTTGCTGAAGCATTGAAAGACCGTGGATTAATTAGAGGATTAAGCGTAACACCAATTTATCATAGTGTTGACGAAGACTTTTTAACTACATGGCAAACTGCTGCTTCACCATATGTTGTATCTGAAGTACGAGGCGGAATTGTTGCAGACTTATTTAGAGTGGTTGCAATTTCCGATGGAGATGCATCAAATGTTCAGGTAAAGGTTAGTATAATAAACATTGACCTTGACACAGCAGAATTTGATATTCTTGTTCGTGATTTTAATGATACAGACGAAAATATGGTTACACTTGAAAGATTTTCAAGATGTTCTATGAATCCCGATGTACCTGGATATGTAGCATTAAAAGTTGGAACATCTGATACCGAATATGAATTAAGATCAAAATATATCATGTTGGAAATGGCTAATGATCATCCAACCGATGCCGTTCCTGCAGGATTTAGAGGATTTACTACTGACCAACTTGATACATCAGTATTGGGGGGCGTTTTATTTAAAACCGAATATTATAATGCTGGGGCTGCTGTTACATACACATGGGACGGTATTCAAGAAGACTATTCAGGTGATAAACTTAGAAGAGTTATGTTAGGATTATCAACTCAAATAGGTTATGACAACAGCATGTTTAGATTTAAAGGTAAAAATGCCAACACAACAACGCCCGGATTCCATTTATCATCTCAGGCAGCAACATTAACAGGTAGTACAATTACAGGTTTTGAATTTGATTGTACACCATATGACCTAGAAGGGCAAACAGGAGTTAATAATAAATTAATAGAAATTACATATCGCAAATTTACATTTGCATTAAATGGAGGATTTGATGGCTGGGATATCTACCGAGATGTAAGAACATTCGGAGATGAATTTAAATATGGTAAAGCAACTTATGATGATAATAATACAGATAATGGTGGTTGTTTTAACCCTACTGTTGGAAACTCAGACTATTATGCATATTTTGCAGGTATTACAACATTTGGTAATGCTGAAGCTATCGACATTAATGTTTTTGCAACCCCAGGTATTAACTTCTATGACCATTCTTCATTAACTGAAGAAGCAATTGATATGGTTGAAGAAGATAGAG